TCCTCGGCTCCCTGCACATTTTTCCCTGCGAGTTCTTGCTTCGTCTTCGCTCTCGCCCAGCGACCGTTCGGGAGCTGATATAAGTATGCCGGTTCGCGCTGACTGGCAAGCGTCTTGATGAAATTAACTTCATCCACACCTTCTGCAAGTGCCGCATTGATCTCTCTTGACGTGTACTGGATCGACGTTCCATCATCACCACGCATCGAGCGCTGCAGTGGCGTATAAGTATCGTCTTTTCCTCTTTCGTTTAATGCATACCACCAGAGAGCTCCGGTGCCATGCGAGAAGGGAAGTTCCATGACACGCGCTAAGGAATCGGTTCCTACTTGATCGCGCATGAATTCGCGATAAGCATTTGCTGTATCATCGAATCCCGCATCTTTTAGCGCAGATAGGATCTCTCCGCGATTTTGATAAGTACCCTGCGCTACTTTTACCCAAATATCGTCCGCTTCGCGGTGGCGTGCCATGAAATCGAGTTGTTTAACGCCGATGTTGGCGAGCGAGCCATTATATTCGTAGCGTATCCCATTTGCATGTGCTACACCCGGGGAATCAAGATCTGCTGTGACAAATACGCCAGCGCGGTTTCGCAGTTCACTCGCGTAAGATGTTGCCCGTATGTACTCTTCACGGGTCGTGTGTCCGCGAGAAATACGTTTATTCAGTTCGGCATCTGCATACTCCTTATTGGAGATTGCAGCCATAGCGGCAAACATAAGATTATACTTCCGAAATTCTGTCTCGCCTCCACGTTGTATCTTAGTAGCGACATTACGGTACTTTTCGAATTTTGTATCTGCCTCTGTATAGAGTGGGGTAAAGAAATCAAGTCTTTTTTGGACGCGACGTTCAGTATAGAGATCCATTCCTAGAATTTCATCGCCAGTTAAGTATTCTTCGAGGGAATGTGGAGCAGGTGCCACAAACACAGCCGTGTTTTCTTTTTGCATCTTTTCTCTGGTTATATCTTGTGCAGCGTGCCATTGTTTCAGAAATTCGTCTCGCGATTCAACGGTGATTTCCCCGTCAAATTGCTTGAAATTACTTAGCAGCCATTGGAGTCTTTCCCTGCCGTCCATCTTCTCCAACCGCGCGTGAGTGCTCAAATCGATGGCATAGGCGGGAGATGCTTGCTGCTGAGTAGTTTGCTGTGAGGCTGTCGTCTTTTTATTATTGGGAGATGCTTGCTGTTGAGCTTCCACGCCAGCGACAGCAGCAACTCTCATATATCCAACCTTCATCGACATTGTGTCACACTCCTTTGCTGACAGATATCATAAGGCTTCTTAAATAAAATATCGAATTTACATTAAAAAAAAATAAGTCACTAATTTTGATGTTTTAGGGAATCGCTGATAAAATGAAGTCCGTCGGATTGGTGCAGATTTTTGCCCTGTCGGCAATGAGAGGGCGAAAAGGATGTGCCAAGACGGTGGCGCTGAATTTATCAGTGCCTCCTAAAACGCAGAAAACCTATTGAAGAGTGCGTTATTATCTGCCATAATAAAAATGGATTACGTTAATTGTTCAGTTGGAGATGCAGTGATGGCAGATATCGCAAATGATAACTGGATAAACATAGAGGAGTCAGCAGAACATCTCGGTGTTAAACAAGGACCTATCCGAGATTGGATTAGAAAAGACAAAGGCGTTCCTGCGCATAAAGTCGGTAAGCTATGGAAATCCAACCGTTCAGAAGTAGATGCTTGGATAAAAAGCGGAAAAAGTGACGAAAACAAATGAGATGGTTACATCTTCGCAATTAGCTACAGGTGAAGGAAAGATAATATCTATCATGTCGCTGTTTTCTTTGTATCAGTTTGTTTTACCAATTGAATCAGAGAATACAATTATTAATATTACAAGCAAGTTCATTACAATGGCTCCGGCAATTAAGCCGGAAACGAAGGAGAAATGGTTAGAAAAAATTGTTAATAAACTGTAGTAACGATAGGTTGTAATGACAGGGGGGCGCAAGATGAAGCGTATTTGCTTGGGAACAATGATTACGCTTTTATATCAGAGCCGTATACGCAGTGCTGATAAGATCAAAACTGTATGCGGCGGGATTTTTGCGGCCTTCGGTTTGGATATTGCTAACTTCAACAAGGAACTGCCAAGCCATTTGAAGAGTGGACATGATCCAGCTCCTGGAGTCCTGATTGATGCCGCGAGAAATCTGTCAATTGAGGACATTGACAAAGGCTTTGAACAGTATGTTCTACCGCTAATTCATAACGAGAAGCATGAGGCTGTTTTCCGTGCAATCAAAGATATCCTGCGTGACGATATAACGATTTTAGGTACAACAATTGTCGGCAAAATGGTGGGCTTCGAGAAGGATAACATTCTCAACTTCGAGACCTTTGATGAATCGGCACTTCTTGCAAATGTTGTTACCTACGCAATCGTAAGCACCGAAAACGAAAAACTTGGAGCGAACATCAGAGAAATCGGAAAAGGATACATTGACGGATTTGTGGGATCTGGCGAAAACATATATTTTATCAGTCCTCTTGTCGATCAGAATCAGGCTTCCCCGTTAAAGTGTACGCTAAAGGATCCGATGTTCGACCGCATATTTAAGAAAGCAGCGGACATGGTAATTTCCGGAATGAGTAATTCATCAAAGGCTTGCGTTTTCTACATCGATTCTAATAACTGCAAATTCAGATTCCGTGACCTGAAAGACTTTATCATAAACAACATTGGCAGCTATGTTTTTTCAAGGGCGCAGATAAAGCGAATAACCGACATGACAAAGAACAATGCGGCTGTGGGAGCAAGGGCAATGTTGAAATTCATGCAGAAATACGGGGCGGATGCTGGAACTGTTCTCGGCGAAATATTGCTATTCGTTTTTATGGAGCAGGAACTTGATGCGCCTAAAATTATGAGCAAAATTGAGCTTGATGAATACAATCGCGGCATTGTCAGCAAGAGCGATGGCATACACCTCTTGTCTTTTAATCGTTATGGGCAGCCTTTTCATCAACTTGTTTTCGGCGCATCGGATATCGTGGGAGATTTGTCGGCTGCAGTTGACCGAGCTTTCGATAAAATTATAAAAATCGAAGCACACGGGGATGACGAATTGCGGATGGTAGAAAGCACTACCCAGTGGACAATTTATGATCCCGATGCAACTCGGTATATGGTCGAGCTGATGCGTCCTCAAAAAGGGGGGGCTTATAAGCCGGATATGGCATTCGGCGCATTCCTCGGGTATACAATTCAACTTGATAAGCCGGAAACGGATAGCCAGAAATACAGAACCTCTGTTAAGGAGCAACTTATCAAGGATATTGCAGCAGTTCAGCCTTACATTACAGACCTTATTGTGCAAAACGGCTTAAGCGGATATAGTTTCTATTTCTATGTGCTGCCGTTCAATGATGCTCTTAACGAAAAAGTCAGTATCGTTAACGAACTATTGACAGGGGGTGTCTAATTGATTCATATTCCAAGAAATGCCACTCTTGCAGAAGCGTTATATCGTGATATAGACAAAGACGAATATCTCCAGGAAATATATGGAAACTTGCTTTATAATTACTCGGTCAAACTCCTCGGTTCAGGTCGTAAACCGAGAGAAATAAATATCAAGGATGCATTGCGGTTTTCTGACCTTTTGTCTAAATCGGCATATATTCCAACCGCTGATAGAGACAGATTGTGGGGACAGGAAATAGCGATATTGTTGCGACTTTTATATCCGCAGGACGAGACTGTCAGATACTATCTTGGCTCTTCTCTTTCCGCTGTTGGTAATTTTCGCGGCCTTTACTCAAAGGTCGTGGGCGAATATATCAGTACAGACCTGTTCGATCAGATTTTTTATGAGTACGATAAGGACGAACACAGAATTCCTGGTAAGGATGAAGAATATTTTTTTCATGATCAGATGATTGTCTATCGTGGCCTGGATAAGAAGTTCTTCAGCTATTCTGGTCCCACTTCGATGGGTAAATCCTTTGTAGTGCAGACCTATGTGCAAGAACAGGTAAAGAATGGATCCACAGAGAATTATGCCATCCTTGTACCTACAAAAGCTTTGATAAACGAAGTCAAAAGCAACCTGATAGGTGCATTGCAGGAAGTCTTGAAAGCGAGAAATTACCGTGTCGTAACCTCTGCCAGAGACGTGGTTTTGCAGCAGGATCATCATTTTATTTTTGTGATGACACCGGAGCGCCTGCATCATATGATGATTGAGAGAGAAAACATCCACATTGACTTTCTCTTTGTTGATGAGGCACACAAAATCTCCGCTCGGGGAGGAAGAAGCACATACTATTTCAAAGTAATGACTCAGCTGCGAAAAATGCAGCAGCTCCCTACGATTGTGCTTGCATCTCCGAATATCCCCAATCCGGAAGTATATCTGAAAATCATACCAGGTGGAGAGTTTGGCGAGATGAACAGGCTTGTATCCAAGTTCGCTCCTGTTTGCCAGTTCAAGTATTACCTGGATATTCCTTCTCGTAAGGGCTACTTCCTCAATGATTATACGAAAGAGCGTGAATTATGCTATACAATTCCGGAGAGAAGTAAACTCAGTGATATCGTCAGAATCGTTGGAAAGGATGGTCAGAATCTTGTATATTGCAGTTCGAGAAGGGCTGTCCTGGAAAACGCTGTAAGATATGCAATCAACTTCGCTCCTAAAAATGACGATAAACTAAACGCATTGGCTGCAGAAATCAAATCGGAGGTGCATGACGATTGCTATCTTGCCGATCTTATTGTTCGAGGAATTGCTTATCATGTGGGATACCTTCCCGCAAATATCAGACTGCGCATAGAGCGCAGTTTTGAAAGCGGTGATTTGAAAACGATCTTTTGCACGAGCACCTTGGTTGAAGGCGTTAATCTTCCTGCAGACAATCTTTTTATTACGAGCTACAGAAACGGAGCCAGCAATATGGGTGAGATCGAATTTAGGAATCTCATCGGTCGTGTTGGACGAATAAAATACAACCTTTATGGAAATGTAATCCTCGTGCGAGAGGATGATAACCTGAGGGAATACCAGTATACAAAACTGTTGAAGTCGGATGTTCCTCCGCAGGAATTGTCCATAGATATAAAATCGAACGCAAAATATATGGACGCACTTATCCGCGACCTTGCTGACGGCGATATTGAGATGAGTTCCTGTCATGCTGCGGCAACGGAAACAGATTTTGAAGCTCTACGCAAATTCGGTCTCATTTATACACGTGATTTGGCAACGGGAGATGTCACTCCTGTGACGGAGACTTTTGAAAGATATGTCGATGACAAGCAGAAAAAGCGTATTCTTGACAACTTCCCTGTCAAAAGGACAAGCGATGATATTACGCTTTCATATGATCAGGCAGAAAGTCTGCGTGAAGCAATCGCCAACGGACTCGCTTACCCAGAATTGACTGGCAAGGATAATAAGTTGGATTTTGCAAAGCTTGTTGCGTTCATGATGGAATTGCGCAGGCTGTTCAAATGGGACATCTATGAGAAGCAAACCATAGGAAAACCAGGAACACAGAAACTTGATTCGGTTATCAGATGGTACTCAACTATTCTTCTCCGCTGGATGCGCGGCAATGGTTTGCGTACTCTTGTGGGGAGTGCTGTAAGATACAAAGAAAACAATCCTGAAACAGGTGTCTGGTCAGGGCAATTTAAGGTAGCGGAACGCTACAATCCGAAGTCAAAATACCATAAGAACCTCGTGATTGCTGAATCCTTGAGCGTTATCGAAAATACACTGTTATTCAGCATTTCAAACTATTTTAGAAAGGTCTCTATGGAGTATAAGGCATTCCACCAGGTTGAACATTTTGACAACGACTGGTATGAATATGTTGAATACGGTACAACAAACCCTGACACGATATTCTTTCAACAGAACGGCTTTTCAAGAGAGTCGTCAATATTCATACAAACGCCATCGAACTATAACAAGTATGTGACTGTGGTTGACGGCGAAAAAAAAATCAGACGTAGTATTCTTGAATGTGGAAATGTCGGCGTAGAAACAGAAGCCAAAGATATACAATTTAATATCCCTGAACTATTCGTGGATTAAATCTGCCTTACGACCTCCTGCCATGTGCGGGAGGTCTTTTTTATTTGTTTTTTTGAAAAAATCATTTTCCCAAACCTTTCCCAAATTGCCCCAACGTCCTCCCAAGTAGATATATTTGAGTCACTGAGCTATTTGGATAAAATGACATTAGCCTTAGAAATAGAGCATTTTCAAAGGAAAGAGAGGTAATTGAAATGGTGAAAAACGGTCAGCAGCCTTCAAAGACTGTTGCTTCTAAAGTAAGTGGACTTTTGAAGGGCAACTGCTACGGTAAAAGCTCAAAGTCTGTTACTGGAACCGCCTTGTCTCAGACCAAGTCGGGGAAGAAAAAAGCAAGGATACTCTTTGATGGGCGGTGACAGATTAACCAACCAGTCTGCCCATCCCCCTCGGGGAAAATTTCCGACATCAACCTCTTAGTCCGAATAGCGCTATAAGGGCGGAGGGATGCATGAGAGTTCAACGTATGGCGATTAAAGCCGCACGGGGAATGAAGATGCTCCCACCGTAGTTTCGTGCGCCTTTTTCGGCTATCGGAGCCTGTGGTCATCTTCGACCGCAGGCTCTTTTGTGTCCCTCCGTACCGCTCGGACGGAAAGGACACTGCAATGAAGAGCAACAATTCAAGGAAACAAAAGAGCGGATTCAATCCAAAACGTACCTGTTATCTGACGGTGGACGGCAAGTATTACTGCTACAAACGCTGGGATGACAATGCAAAGTGCGAGGTCACGCAGAGACTCGAAGTAGGCAAAGATCTGTCGCTTGAACTGACCATCATGCTCGATGAGTCCGACCACGGTATGGATCTGCAGGATCGCTACGTGGGTGAGCTGCGTGATCCCGTGTTTGATGCCAAGGAGAGCAGCTACAAGGCCGATCCCGACAATGAGGATACGGTCGATCCATGGGACACGCTTGCCGACAAGGGTGGAAGCCCGGAAAATGTCCTGTTTTCCGAGCCGGAGACGGAAAATCCCGAAGCCGCTCTAGTACGCAAGGTGATCGAGGAAAACTGCACGGATGCCCAGCGGGATCTTTACTACGAGCATTTCGGAATGAGGAAGCAGCTGGAGGAAATCCGTCAAGAGGAAGCGGAACGGACGGAAAAACTGGTGTCTCAGGTGGCTATGACGAAGCGCAAGAACAAGATTATCGACAAAGTCGCAAAAGTCCTCGGCGTGAGTCGGATAAAACGCAGTCAGCACAACAAAAAGTAAGCCGTGATGCGCGTCAATATCGACGGGGAGTCCTTCCCCGGCTGCACGCATTCTTGGGGGGTTAAGTTTTTCGGTAGATAGTAGGAGGATTTTGATCTTCCACCCATGTGAAAATTTTAGAACGGGAGGAGAATCCAATGATTCTGAACCACAAGGTTTGCGTGAACGTCTCGGCTCCGCACGGTCGCAAACAGGAAGTCCTGCAGAGCCGCCACATGAGTCTGCCAAAGAAGCTGCTTTCTTTTTTCTTCGGTGATTTTTGCAACATCATCGTACTGACGCCGGGGGAAACTGTGCGGGGGATCGAGATTAAGGAAGTTGATCATGGAGGTGGATGCTGTGCCAAAAACTGCTGACGCTTTGCCGCCGATGCCTGTCTCCGTACAACCCTTTCTGCATCAGTTGCGTGCATACCGGTTTACCTTGGGATTGTTTGATGTCGCGGCATCTGAGGTACACAGTCGGGGGGCGGCGCTCCTGATGGAGATGGGGACAGGGAAGAGTCTCACGGCCATCGCTGTGTCAGGAACAATGTACCGGCTCAATCAGGTGCGCCGACTCCTTATCGTATCGCCCTTATCCATCACAGGCGTCTGGGCGGAGGAGTTCGAGAAATTTGCTGCATTCCCCTATACGCTCTCTGTCCTTGAGGGGAGCAGCGACAAAAAAAGGAAAACACTCCGCAGCTTCTGCGGAGAAGGACTGAAAGTTCTGGTTATCAATTATGAGTCGGCGTGGCGTCTCGAAAAGGATCTGACCGCATGGAAGCCGGATATGGTGATCTGTGATGAAGGCCACAAGATCAAGACACACAACACATCGGTATCCAAGGCCATGCACAAGATGGGAGCAGTGGCAAAGTATCGGATGCTGCTTACAGGAACGCCCGTAACAAACAGGGCGATCGACATTTTCTCGCAGTACAAGTTCCTCAACCCCGGTGTTTTCGGGCTAAGTTTTTACGCATTTCGCTCCAAATATTTCTTCATGACGGGCTACGGGCAGCATACCCCCGTTATGAAAGAATCCATGGAGGAGGCATTTACCCGTCGGATGCACAGCATCGCGTTTCGAGCGACGAAAGCTGAGTGTCTCGACCTGCCCGAAACCACGGACATCGTCCGTAAGGTGACATTGGAGCCTACCGCTATGAAGATTTACCAAAATCTCGTGGAGCAAAGTTACGCCGAACTCGTGAGCGGGGAGGAAGTGACCGCACCGAACGTGTTGACCAGGCTTTTACGCTTATCGCAGCTTACGGGTGGTTTTCTCGGAAACGATGCCACGGAAGCGGTGGAAGCGGTCAGTACGGCAAAACTGGCGCTGCTGGAAGACATCGTCGACGCTTCGGTGCAGGAGAATCAAAAAATCGTAGTCATTGCACGGTTTGTTCCAGAAATAGACGCCATCCGAAAAATGCTCGACCGAAAGGGCATTCACTTCTCGCTCATTATGGGCGGTGTGAAGGATCGAGACGGACAGGTGCGGCAGTTTCAAAATGACCCGGCGGTGCAAGTGTTCATCGGGCAAATTGCCACGGCGGGGATGGGACTCACCTTGACGGCGGCAAGCACGATGGTTTTTTACTCGCTCGACTATTCCATGAGCAACTATGAGCAATGCCGCGCCCGCATACACCGGGCAGGACAGAAATTTCCCTGCACATACATCCACCTCATCGCCAAGGGGACGGTGGACGGAAAGGTCATGCAGGCGCTCAAAAACAAAGCGAACCTTGCGAGGACTCTGATTGACCACTGGCGCAAGGGGAACAACCCTTTTGAAGAATAGGAGGAAGTCAAGATGGAAGAACAGATTTCCAATGAGATGTTTGCCTTGGCGGAGCGGCTTAAGGAACTTCGTGATGCCAAGAGTGCATCTGAAGAGAAAACGAAGGAGATCAACGCCGCACTCTGCGAGGTGGAACAACAGCTTGTCCAAATGATGGCGGATACCGAAACCCAGAATTTTACCCGCGGCGGCACGATGTTTTTCCTCACCAACAAAACCCGTGCATCGGCGGTGGCAGAATCCAAGACCAAGCTGTATCAGGCATTAAAGCGCAAAGGCTACGGCGATCTGGTTTACGAGACGGTTAACGCCAACAGTCTGTCCGCCTTTGTAAACGAGCAGATTTCGGAGAACAATGAGGAACTCCCCCGGTGGTTAAACGGTCTTGTCAATGTATATGAGCAGACCAAGGTGAGCGTCCGCAAAGCGGCGCGCAAGTGAGAAAGGACGGATCTATATGGCTAAGAACAATGCACTCGCAGCAGTAAACAGCACCGATGGCTTCCTCGCATTGCAGGATTTCAACCTCTCCGATGTGATGGCGGAGGAATTGAGCGGGCTGTCCGTCTCCTTTGAGCGTATCAAGATTCCCATTGGCGGCGGCACGGTTTTCGAGATCCCGGGGGACGATCCGGATGATATGGACACGCTGAAGGAAGTCAACGCCGTCATTCTTTATCAACACACGGTGAACGCCTACTATGCTACGAAGTACGCAGGCGGCTCTCATCCGCCGGACTGCGGCAGCTTTGACGGGGTAACGGGACGTGGCAATCCAGGTGGGCTTTGCAGAAACTGCCCCTATAACGAATTCGGTTCCGGAGAGAACGGGGCGAAGGCTTGTAAGAACCGCCGCCGTCTGTACCTCCTGCGCGAAGGCGATGTGTTCCCTGTGATTCTGTCCCTGCCAACCGGTTCACTGAAAGGGTTTACGCGCTATCTCATGCGCATCCTGCCAAAGTATAAATCCAGCAATGCGGTAGTGACGCGCTTCACTTTGAAGAAGGCCACTTCCGGCACGGGCGTTATCTACTCGCAGGCACAGTTCTCCGTAGCAAGGGTGCTGACGCTTGAAGAACGGACATTGATTGCCGCCATGACTGAGCAGGTAAAGGTCGTGAGCATGAATGTGGGCTACGATGCCGAGGATACCATTCCTCCTCATGTTGATCCCGATACCGGAGAAATCATCGAACCGCTGAGATAAGAAGATACATTGAGGATTCCGCGCACCGAGGGAGACTTTCTCTCTTGGTGCAGTGGAAAATCCACCGTGTGACATTGGAGGAATGTCAAAGTGAAAAAGCAGATATTTGAATATCAATGGGGCATACCACAGGACGGCTGTCATTATATCAGCGAGGGTGATTTGTATCATGCGATATGCAATTCCGACCGGTTCCCTTTTTCCCTGATGAAAAAACCGGAAACATCGGAGGAAAAGGTTATGCAGGAAACGCTGGACGCCGTCGTCGCCGCCATCAATGCTGTGCCAAAGCACAAACTCCGCTGTCAAATGTTGGTGAATCCGGAGCAAGCCAACAAGCGACTGGGAGAAGTTTACAAAGGAAAGACGACGGATATTTGTCTTCACCCGTTGGGGATGATGAACTTCATTGACGATATGGCAAGGCGTGTTTCCGTTATTGAGCCGGTCAATACGGCATCATCGCACCCTTGCAAATTGGTGGGGGTTACGTTATGAAAGCAAACTACCAATGCGTGACTACGGTTCAGGGCATTCGTGATTACTTGGGGGATGCGGAGATTATCGCTTTTGACTTTGAAACCGCACCGGACGAGGCCTATCGGGCTGAGGAGAAAGCCGCGCTTGATCCTGCAAGGGCGCATATTGTCGGCTGCGCTTTCTCCGCTCAGGAGAGAACGGGCATTTATGTTCCTGTTGCGCATAAAATTGGCGCAAATATTGACCGAACCGCGTTTTTCTTGTTTCTTGCCGATTTCCTTGCCAATCCACACATCACCAAGGTCGCCCACAATATTGCCTTTGAATCCTCTGTGGCATACGCAAAGGGCATCGTGATACAGCCGCCCGTCTATGACACAATAGCGGCGGCACAGATGACCTTGAGATCTGCATATGAGTTTCGCAAACTGAATGAAAGCGGGCTGAAATATTTAGCGGGAGAGCTCTTGGGCGAGTCTTTGCCAACCTTCGCCGAGACGACGGGTGGCAGGCACTTTGACGAACTTCCCGCACAGGACAAAGAAACTGTCCGCTATGGTGCAGCCGACGCAGATTTTTCTCTGCGTCTCTATCATACGTTCAACGGCTGGTTTGACCGTTATCTTCCCCGTCATCGGTGGATTGTGGAACACATGGAATCTCCCACGGCTATTTACTTGGGAGTGATGAAGAACAACGGCGTACCCATTGACCAATCTCTGATGCAGAAGCGAAAAGCCGAATCGGAAATCGAGATGGAGCGGATTCGGCAGGAAATCACGTTTCTCATTGGGGATGTGAACATCGGAGCCAACTGCTCAACCGCCGATTTCAAGAAATATCTCTTCGAGAGTCAAGGGCTGCCCGTCCTCAAGGTTACCAACAAATCCCAAGCCGCTCTGGACGATATGGCGATGGTTCTCCTCGGTGAATGGTGCGAGGAACATAAGCCGGAACTCGTGCCGCTCTTCAAGCTGGTGCAGGAATATCGGAGGTGGGGAAAGATACAGTCCACCTACATCGACGGTTACTTGAAATTCCTCAATCCCGTGACCAAAAGGCTGCATCCCGACATTTTCGCTCTTTCCACGGATACGGGCAGAATGAACTGCCGAAAGCCGAACTGCCAGAATATGCCGAGAAAGTCCAATGATCCCATCGGCGTTCGGAGCTTTATCAAAGCACCGAGCGGTCACCTGATTTTGTCCTTGGATTTTTCACAGATCGAACTGCGTGTCGGCGCGTTCTACTGCCGGGATGAGCGCATGATGGAGACCTACCGCACGGGCGGCGATATTCACGCCGCCACGACCTGCGTCATTTTCGGCGTGACCGATGAGGAAGCCCAAGACAAGCACCGCGCCGACTACAAGGAGCGGCGCACCATCGCCAAAAATGTCAACTTCGGCACGTTTTACGGACTGTTCCCCCGCGGGCTGCGGAATACCCTCAAGTTCAAAGCGGGGGTGGAAAAGACGCTCCCGGAATGCGAGTCCGTCATTGCCAACCTCAAAGCCGGGTATCGCGGACTTTCCACGTGGCAGGAAGAGACGAAAGCGCAGGCCGCGCGCAGGCTGTATTCGGAGACATGGCTCGGACGCAGACGTTACCTTCCCGATATCCGCAGCAAGGAATGGGCAAGGAAGTCCTTTGCAGAGCGCTGCGCTCTGAACACTCCCATCCAAGGGACGGCGGCCGATATTTTGAAGCTGGCGATTGTCCGCATCTTAAAGGGATTGCCGGACAGACCCTGGCTGAAGCCGATCCTGCAGATTCATGACGAATTGACCTTCATTATCCCTGCCGGACGGCTCGATGAGGCGGTAGCGTTTATCCGTGCGTGCATGGAAGAACAGCCTTTCCCGGAATTTGACTTGCCTCTTATCGCCGAAGCCTCTGCCGGAGAAAACTTTGGCGCTATGGAAGAACTGGAGGAGTGATTATGTTCAAAAACATTGAAGGCTATCCAGACCCTACGGCAGGGACGGCGATGAGCCGAGTGCTGAAGGAGTATAAACAGAGACAGCGGCGGCGTTTTGCCGCCAAGAATCGCAGGAAGATTTACGTGGTGTCAAAGTACGCCGGAGACGTCGCGACCAACAAAGAGAATGCCGTCCGGTTCTGCCGCTATGTCATAGGCCGGGGGAATATGCCCGTGGCGAGCCATCTTCTCTATCCGCAGATTTTGAATGACAGCTCTCCGCATGAGCGGGAAATGGGCTTGATGTTCGGGCTTGCCCTTCTTGCGCTGTGTGACGAGGTATGGATCTTTACGGAAAACGGCGAAATTTCCTCCGGCATGAAGAGGGAAATCGAGGAAGCCAGGCGACTGGGGATTCCTGTACGGCAGATGGATATGGGAGAGTGTTGATATGAACGTCACGGCGATGGATGTCCTCGGCTGCCTGTTCAATCCCGCTGAAACCGTTTGCTTCCGTGTCTTTGAGGACAGGAAGGACGGCGTGTTCCACGGAGCAAAACTGGAATGTGAGTGCGGGAAATACATGGGCATCGAGGAAACGCTCAAAAAGCACAACGCCCAGAATCGCGGCATTTTCTTCGTGGTGAACTACGGCGGTCACGACGATGGCGCAATCACCCGCATCAACGCCCAGTTTTTCGAGATGGACGACGGGACTTTCGAGGAGCAGCAAGCAAAGATTGACGCATTCCCTTTGCCGCCGTCGATGGTGATAAAGACCAGAAAATCCCTGCACGTCTACTACTTTATGGACGGCACGGCACGGGTGGAGCGTTTTCGCACGATCCAGCAACAGCTGGTGAAGCAGTTTGATGGCGATCCGGTCTGTGTCAACGAATCCCGCGTCATGCGCCTTCCGGGTTTCCATCACTGCAAGAAAGAGCCGGTCAGCGTGGAGTGTATCAGCTTTCACCCGGAACGGAAATACACACAGGATCAGTTGTCCGATGCATTGCCGGCGATGGATGAGCAGACGGTAGAGAAGAAGTCCGGCAAGGGCAAGGGACTGGACATTGTCATGCGTTCCTGCGATTTTTTGAAGCATTGCCGGGATGATGCGGCGAACCTTTCCGAGCATGACTGGTATGCCATGATTACGAACCTTGCCCCCTTTGACGGCGGAACGACACGGATTCATGCCCTTTCCGCGCCGTACCCGGGGTACAACGAGAACGGTACGCAGAAGAAAATCAATCACTTCTTGGAGAGCGGTACAAAGCCAATCACCTGCAAGGTTATCTCTGAAAAGGGCTTCAAGTGTCCGAAATTTGTCGCAGGGGCGTGTCCGGTGAAGTCTCCGGCAGCACTATGCTTTCAGCCCCTGAATACGGACGCTTTGATGGACGTTTTGGCAGAAATTCCCGTAACCGGGGACACGCTGAAGGACTTGCAGGCGGCAAAGGACTTTGTGACGGACTATCTCTACAATCAGGACGTCGTCGTCGCCGATGTGATGATCAACGCCGAAATTCGCGATCACTTCAAATTCCGTGCGAACTTCTTGAAATCGCTGAATGTGGCGTACAAAGAAGTCAGCCGTCAATATCAATCCGGCAAGGAAGCAAAACGCGCCCAAGCGGGAAGCACCGTGCCGGACTGGTACGAGCCGACCAAGAGCGGGCTGCGTTTCCTTCCGGGCGTCCTGGCAAAGGAAATGGCGGGAGCGCAGCAAGTGTTCTATGCAGCGGAGCAACATTTCTGCTATCGGGCGGGCGTCTATCATGAAATGCCCGAGATGGAAGCCCAGCGGATGGTGCAGGAAAAGCTCCTGCTCCGTGAGTCGCGGATGCGTCATATCGTTGATGCCGAAAAACAGTGGCGGCTGCTTGTGCAGCGGGATGTGCGGGAACTCAATGCAAATCCCTTTATCATCAACGTGAAAAACGGTCTCTATAACGTGTTGGAGGATACCCTCTCTGTGCATACCCCGGATTATTGCTCCACGGTGCAGCTGAATGTCGCCTATGACAAGGGAGCGGACTGTCCCCGTTTCAAGCAGTTTCTTGCCGAATCCATGGGCGGCGATATGGCGCAGGTGGCGCTGCTGCAGGAGATGTTGGGCTACTTTCTCATTCCGGTGAATTCTGCTCAGAAATGTTTTGTCATCGTGGGTGTTGCGAGTGCCGGAAAGTCCGTCCTCCTGCGTGTTCTGAATGATGTCCTCCTCGGCAAGCAGAATGTGTCCAATGTGTCATGGCAGGCGCTGAACGAGCGGTTCAAAACGGCGGAGCTGTTTGGGAAATTGGCAAACATTTTCGCCGATCTACCCACGAAGAACATCGACGACAACGGCATTTTCAAGGCACTGGTGGGCGAGGACTATCTGACCGTGGAAAAGAAAAACAAGAATCCGTTTTCCTTCCAATCTACGGCGCGGCTGCTGTTTTCCTGCAACAGCATACCCAAGAACTATGGGGACAAGTCCGAGGGATTTTATCGCCGGCTTATCATAGTGCGGTTCAATCATTCTGTTCCAAAGGAAAAACGCGACCCGGAGCTTTTGGAGAAGTTCCGCGCCGAGGCGGACGGGATTTTTCGCTTTGCCCTCCAAGGTCTGCGGCGGCTTATGGGAAATCACTATGTGTTCTCCGAGACGGAAAAGAACCGGGCGGAGCTTCAGCAATACCGGGAAGAATCCGACTCGGTGCTGTCCTTCGTCAAGGAGCACTGCATCCTCCTGTCGGAAGGAGACGGCTGCGTTGGATCTACGGAGCTGTGGAGCGCTTACAAAGGCTACTGCGAGGAGTGCGGTCTTAAACCTTACTCGCAGAAAACCTTTGTGCAGCAGATCATGACCGCCTTTCCCCATCTGGAGCGGAAGATTGACCGTATTGCCAAGCGACGTGTTCTCGTCGGCATCAAACTCGGGGAAATCCTTGCGTGACAAGGTTTCGGAAGGATTTTTATGAACGGAAAAGGAACGGTTCGGAACACGTGGAACACGAAAAGCCCTATTTCTATATATATTATAAAAAATACCACCCATTTATTTTTTATAGAAAATGTATATAGTAATCGCTTTTCTCGTGTTCTATGCGTTCCAACCCTTGAAAATAAAGGAAAGTGGTGGAACACATGAAAGAATCGTCAATCGTGAAATCCATTCTGACGTACTTGAAATCCCGCCCGGACTGCTTCTGCTGGAAGGCTCATGGAGGGCTGTACGGAACGGCGGGAATCCCGGACATTATCGCCTGTATTGGCGGTAAATTTTACGGATTTGAGGTCAAGACCGAGCGCGGCAAGCCTACGGCACTGCAAGAAGCGACCATACGAAAGATCAATGCGGTCGGCGGTATAGCCGCAGTGGTTCGTTCTGTGGCTGATGTCAAGGCTGTGTTGGAAGAGGGGAGATGATCCTGTGGATGCATACGAAGTTCTGGCAAACGCTATCATAACGCAGGCCGCCGACGACTATCGGAAAGCCGCAAAGTTCCTCAAAAAGAACCCTCGCACAAAGGAACTGGAGGATCGTGTCGCGGCGCGGCTTGCTAAAAAGAAAAAACTGCGCGAGGAGCATAAGAAAGGGCGTCTCCCCGTCGGGAAAGAGAAAAAGAGCAGGGAAGAGCGCCTGTTGGATTCCATTCGGGAGAGCGAGCAGATGGTTGCAGAGACGGTGCGGTTCTTCCACTCCAAGTGGTTTACGCAACTGACATCGATTGACGGACATCGGCTTTTTGAGCAGATCAAGAAAGATTTGGAGGATGATTGAGATGGCTGTAAAAGAATATTTGGGGCGGGCGTTACAACTGGATCAGCTGATTCACTCCAAGATGGAGGAAGTGAATCAATTCCGCAGACTTGCCGAGAGCATCAGCGCCGGCCGCTTGGAGGAGCACGTCAGCCGCAGCGCGCCGGAGGAGGCCTCCTATACCAAGTGGGTAGAGCGCATCGTGGAGAAGGAAACGGAACTGGATGCAGACATTGACCGATTGGTAAGTGTGAAGATGGAAATCAGCGGTTTTATCGGCAGAGTTCGCAATCCACAATGGCAGTGTCTTCTGCGTAGTCGTTACGTAATGGGAAAATCATGGGCGCAAATCGCCGAGGAGATGGATTGCAGTCTGCGCTCCGTCCATCGTCTTCACAAAAAAATCATAAAAAATCTCGAAAATTGACACACCGTGTCACTCGAATGGTATCTGTTGGCACTACTTGTCACATTGCGTGTCACACGCTTGACATGGTAATCTATATCATAGAAAAGTGTAAGCGACAGCCTCCAATGGGAGCAATCCCGGCGGAGGTTTTTTCATGCCGAGATGGAGGTGCGCGATGCCCAGTAAACCGAAACGCCCCTGCCGTATGACAGGCTGCCCGAACCTTACGGACAGGAAGAGTTGCTACTGCGAGACGCACGAGAAAGTCATGCAGCGACATTATGACCGCTTCACGCGCGGGTACGATCAGCACAAGAGGTATGGCAGTGCGTGGCGTGGGATTCGAGATAGACACTTGGCGGGGCATCCGCTCTGTGAGATGTGTAAAGAGCAGGGCAGATACGTCCTTGCGACGCTTGTGCATCATATCAAGCCGCTCGCCGATGGTGGCACGCATGATGAGGACAATTTGATGTCGCTCTGCGTCTCCTGTCATGAGCGGATTCATCAACGGAAAGCACCAAAATAAAAAGCCGATTCCAATGAATCGGCTAGAAGAGATCGCTATGTGAACCTGTGCGGGAAGCGGTCAGAATCAGTTTTCCTTTGTCGATGGCATATACGAGTAGCCAGTCCGGCATGATGTGGCATTCGCGAAAACTAATGTAATCACCAACGAGCGCATGATCCCGATACCTTTCGGGGAGTTGTTTTTCCGCGCAGAGCATTTGCAGGACATCATCCAGTTTTTGCATATCTGCTCCACGTTTACGCAGCTTCTTTAAATCCTTGCGGAACTGCGTGGTGGTGACGAGATCAAGCATGAGCATCCTCCGCATCCAGATCATCCATCAGTGCGGACAGCGACGGATAACGCTTCGGCTCAATTTTACCATCCATAATGTCGCGTGCTTCCTGCATGGCAAGAAGTGTTTCCCTATTATAACGGGGCTGTTTCGGTTGGAAGGGGAAGCCTCCCTCCATGATGGATGCGTGCAGAAAGATGTTAATGGCGTCGGTAACGGAGATACCGAAACTGGAAAAAACGGTTTCAGCCTGCGCTTTGATTGTCGGTTCGATGCGCATATTGATTGTTGCAGTCTTGGACATGATGGATAACCTCCTTTTGATTATTGTAACGCGAAAGTGAAGCAAATGCAACACGATATTACCCCCAGGGGGCGGTCAAGTCTCTAAAACCGCGCCATTACTGGACCGGGGAGGGGGCGTACGCACAAAAACATCGGTTCAAACGGGGTATTAAAGGAATGGGGGCGAGAAGATGGCGCGTGACGGTACAAATCGTGGTGGTAGGCGAGTCCGGGCGGGAGACAAACCCGAAGCACTGGCAGATAAAATTGCGGGCGGGCGAACGGCGCACATCATGGAGTTCCCGATGACGGAACTGGACGGTACAGACCTTGTGGACGCCGCCGACCTCTACGGCGAGGAAATGCCGACCCCAAGCGAGTTCCTGTCGGCGCGGCAACGCAACGGAAAACCGCTCGGCGCGGATGAAATTTTCCGCGAGACATGGCTATGGCTGAAGGAGCGCGGCTGTGAGCGTCTGGTGAATCCACGCCTGATTGAAAGCTACGCACAGGCATTTGCCCGTTTCATCCAGTGTGAGGAGGCAATGAGTCAATACGGGCTCATCGGCAAGCATCCGACCACCGGAGGGGCAATAGCAAGCCCCTTTGTTCAGATGGGGCAGGCATTTCAGAAACAGTCCAATCTGCTCTGGTATGAGATATTCGACATCGTAAAGCAGAACTGCACCACCACGTTCAGCGGATCGCCGCAGGAGGATCGGATGGAACGGCTGCTGCGTTCGAGGAAGTAGGGAGGGAAGTCATTTGAACAAAACAACATCGGAGATGAAGCTCGTTCCGATCAGTAAACTCGTTCCGTATGCCAACAATGCACGGACGCATTCACCCGAGCAGATCAACAAGCTGCGCGGCAGTCTGCGGGAGTTCGGATTCGTCAGTCCCGTCATCATCGACAAGGACTACGGCATTCTCGCAGGACACGGACGTGTTGCGGCAGCGCGGGCAGAGGGGATGGAGAATGTGCCGTGCGTCTTTGTGGATCATCTGTCCGAGGCACAAAAGAAAGCGTATATCCTCGCAGACAACCGTTTCGCACTTGACGCAGGGTGGGATGAAGATATGCTGCGCGTCGAGATGGAAGCCTTGCAGGGCATGGATTTTGACATCTCGCTCACGGGCTTTGACGAATTCGAGATTGCCGACCTGCTCTCACTGGATGACGGTGAAGCGCAGGAAGACGACTTCGACGTGGATGCGGAACTGAAGAAGCCTTGTGTCGCTCGGTCGGGCGATGTCTGGCATCTCGGCAAGCACCGTGTTATCTGCGGAGATTCCACGTTGCCGGAGACGTATGAACGTCTGCTCGGCAGTGAGAAGGTCAACCTTGTCTGTACGGACCCGCCGTATTTTGTGGCTCTGGAAAGTTCCTCCGGGAAGATCAAGAACGATGATCTGAATGACAAGGACGCCTACGAGTTCCTCAAATCTGCCTTTACTGCCTTCCACTCGGCAATGGCGACAGACGCTTCCATCTATGTATTTTACGCAACAGCAAAAGCCCGCATCTTTCATGACGCTTATGAAGATGCGGGCTTTAAAGTTGGCGCGGGCTTGGTTTGGAAGAAAGACCGACTGGTTCTTACGCGCACGGACTGGAAGTACATCCACGAGCCGATTATCTGGGGATGGAGGAAGGACGGACGGCACAGGTGGTACGGCGATCAGAAGCAGACCACCGTCTTTGCTTTCGACCGCATCAAGGACTCGAAGAAGGACGGCTGCGGACATCCATCCTCGAAGCCCGTGCCGCTTATCGCGTACCTTGTCAAGCAGTGTACGCAGACGAATGGTATCGTTCTTGACGGATTCCTCGGCTCGGCATCAACGCTGATTGCTTGCGACCAGCTGGGGCGTATCTGCTATGGCGTGGAGCTTGAGCCGAAGTTCGTGGATGTCGCTGTTGAGAGGTACATTCAGTGCAAAGACGGGAATGCCGAAGATGTGTTTTTGGAACGTGACGGTGAGCGCATTCCGTATGTGGACGTGCCGAAATCGAAGGAGGAATCGTGATGCGTTTGTTTTTGAATCCGGGTCATGCCCCGGACGGCAATCCAGACCCCGGCGCGTGCGGGTACGGACTGCAGGAATGCGACGTTGCAAAGAATGTCGCTGACCTTGTGGCGGGGTATCTGAGTGCCGCAGGTGTTGAGGTGGTCGGAAATTTGCAATCCGACAGCCTACACGAAGTGGTCTCGGCTTCCAACAACAGCGATACGGACGTATTCATCTCCATTCACTGTAATGCTTGTAATGGAGTGGCGCAGGGGACTGAGACATGGCACTTCTACGGAAGCGGCGCAGGAGAGAAGCTGTCAAGCTGCATTCAGAACCAGATTGTGGATGCGCTCGGTACTGTGGATCGCGGCGTGAAGGGCGCAAAGCCCGGTGTCAACGGTCTGTATGTTCTGAGCAACACTGATGCCGTCGCTGTGCTTGTGGAGCTTGCGTTTATCGACCATGCGGGCGATGCGCAGCTTCTTCGTGAGCAGCAGGATGAATTTGCACGTGCGATTGCGCGTGGGGTAACGGACTATGAAGGAGAGTGTTGAAGATGAAACTGGAACACATTCAAAATGAACTAAAAAATCATGTGGGGGACTTCGTGCGGACGGAAGCGAAGGAAGCGACCGTCCTCTGGCTGCACGAGAAGGGGCTTCCCGCAGCGCGTGAGGTGTCGGCGGCGTACACGGCGGCACTGAAGGAGAGTGCAGAGAAGGAGACGGGATGGTGCAGATTCCGTGACCGCATCTTCCTGCCGCTTGTTATCGACGGGGCGATCTGGATGACAGGCAAGATGCTCGAACGCATGACGGTATCCTTGGCAGGGAAATGATGGGCATAAGATCTATTTGATGAGATAGAGTTGGTGTATACAACAGAATCCGCTTGCTAATTCTTCCCACGTGAGTGATGAATGTAATGACCAAAGTACATGAAGGAGGTAGTCACCATGAAGGTCAATTACAACATCCAAAAGGAAGAGCGCAAGGCGATGGTCGCGGTAGTCAGCAAGGTGCTCGACACGAAGCCCGTCTACTGCGGCGCACCGACATTTTCCTACAAGATCGGAGCGTTCGAAATCACGAAGGATGGCAACCTTTGCTTCGACGATGCCAGCGACGAAGCGACTGTGGCGCGTGTGCGCACGGCACTGCGCGAGGAGGGGTTTATGTCCAAGGGCGGGGAGGACGAGACTTCCTGTGGGGACATAGGGGCAGATGAGCCGCTCCAGACGGAAACGGCGACGAGCGAGACTCCCTGCGAGGACACGGCGCAGAATGATTCCACCCCGATGGAGACAGCAATGGATACGCCAACCTTTACGGAAACAGCAGAAGCCGACGAGGACAGCCTTTCCATCAGCCTCCCGCGCAGCCTTTTCACCGAGGCGGCACTGCAGAATCTGGATGCACTCCTTCGGAGCAAGGGGCGGCTCATTCGGCACGCCTTCGACATCAAGGAAGCGACCTACACGCTGACCGATGACCGCATCACCTTTGCATGGCTGCATGGGACGATCACCGACGAGACGGCAAAGGCATACGCCGAGTTTATCAGCAAGCTCTGCCTGATGGCGCGGACGCAGAAGCGCGTCACGGCAAAGGAGAAGATTGTGGACAACGAGAAATACGCATTCCGCTGCTTCCTCCTGCGTCTCGGCATGATCGGCAGCGCCTACAAAGAGTCGCGCAAGATTCTCCTGCAGAACCTCACGGGCAGCAGCGCGTTTAAGAGTGGACATCGGAAGGGAGATGAGCGTCATGCGGTTTCCGAGTAAGGAGCAGATCGCCGCACTGCGGCAACGGTACCCGCGCGGGACAAGAGTGAAACTCTTCGGAATGGACGATCCGCAAGCCCCGCCGACGGGAACGAGGGGCGAGGTCATGGGCGTTGACGATGCGGGGCAGATTCTCGTTCGGTGGGAGACAGGATCATCGCTGAGTCTGATCCCCGGTGTGGACTCCTTCCGCATCGTGCAGAAAGGCGGTCAGTCATGAACGAGACGATTTTCACGCAGATCATGGATATCCGCGACTCCGGGCGGGTGAATATGTTCGACATTCCTGCTGTTCAGAGGATGGCGTTTAAGATGGAATTCTACGAACTCATCTGTTTCATCGAGGAAGACCGCGCCGCATATATTCGCTTTATCCTCACGGGTGAACAATAACCGACGATTTCAGCGATTCAGCACAGCCTTTCGGGGCTGTGTTTTTCTCGAAAAATAAGTGTGATTTATCCAAAATATGACTTGCTATATTCTGCGTTTAGAGGCATATATGTACATGACCGAAGGGAACAACCTACACAAAGGAGGAAACGAAAATGAGAAACGCAGAAGCAAGATGGCCGAAGACCACCACGATGGAGCACCTCGATGAAATGCGGTTCGGGACGAGCGGCGCGATCCTTCGCTACGGCGAACAGATCCTTGTGGTCGGGATGGAATGCTGGGGCTTCCACGCAGCCGTCTACGAGATGGTCGAAACGCCGGAGGAGACGGGCTTCGCGGACATCGAATGCCGCCTGAACCTTGTCGAAGCCGCCAAGGAGCTTTTCGAGGACGGCGGGCACGCGATGGCTTGGTGCATGAAGCGCATCTAAGCCGCGCCAAACAACAAAACAGCCCTTCGGGGCTGCTTCTCGTTTCAGATATTGTGAGTCGCTGACAGCGGCTCTTTTTTGATGGGGGGTGACTTCATGCGGAAACTGACGGACTACACACCGACGAAGTTCATGGCAGAGGACGCACACTATGACAAAGCTGCTGCGGACTACGCCGTGGGCTTCATTGAGTGTCTGTGCCATACGAAGGGGACGTGGGCAGGAAAGCCCTTCGAGCTGATCGACTGGCAGGAATGCATTATTCGAGACATTTTCGGAATTCTGAAGCCGAACGGGTATCGCCAGTTCAACACGGCGTATATCGAGATAGGGAAGAAGAACGGGAAGAGCGAACTCGCGGCCGCCGTTGCACTTCTCCTTTGTTGCGGCGATGGGGAGGAACGTGCCGAGGTGTATGGCTGTGCCGCCGACCGTCAGCAAGCAAGCATCGTGTTCGAGGTTGCTGCTGACATGGTGCGGATGTGTCCTGCGCTCAGCAAGCGTGTGAAGCTCCTCGCCTCCCAGAAGCGGATGGTATATCTGCCGACGAACAGTTTCTATCAGGTGCTCTCGGCAGAAGCCTACTCGAAGCATGGCTTCAATATCCATGGCGTTGTATTCGACGAACTTCACACGCAGCCGAATCGCAAGCTCTTTGACGTTATGACGAAAGGCTCCGGCGATGCGCGTATGCAGCCGCTCTACTTCCTCATTACGACAGCGGGGACGGATACGCAGTCCATCTGCTACGAGACGCACCAGAAAGCGAAGGATATTCTCGAAGGGCGAAAGATCGACTCTACCTTCTACCCCGTGATCTACGGAGCAAAGGAAGATGAGGACTGGACAGACCCGGAGGTCTGGAAGCGGTCAAATCCGTCCCTCGGAATTACGGTCGGCATCGACAAGGTACAGGCAGCCTGTGACTCTGCACGGCAGAATCCCGCCGAGGAGAACAGTTTCCGTCAGCTTCGATTGAATCAGTGGGTGAAGCAGTCCGTGCGGTGGATGCCGATGGACAAGTGGGATGCGTGCGCTCTGCCTGTGGATGCGGAATCCTTGGAAGGGCGTGTCTGCTACGGCGGTCTTGACCTTTCCTCCACGATGGATATTACGGCATTTGTCCTCGTGTTCCCTCCGACGGAGGAAGATGAGCCGTTTGCCGTACTTCCGTATTTCTGGATTCCCGAGGAGAACATCGACCTGCGTGTGCGGCGCGATCACGTTCCGTATGATGTATGGCAGAAGCAGGGGTTTCTCATGACCACGGAGGGAAACGTCGTGCATTACGGCTTCATAGAGAAATTCATCGAGGAACTGGGTGAGACGTATAACATCCGCGAGATTGCCTTCGACCGCTGGGGCGCGGTGCAGATGGTGCAGAACCTAGAAGGCATGGGCTTCACGGTCGTTCCCTTCGGACAGGGCTTCAAGGATATGAGTCCGCCGACGAAGGAACTGATGAAATTGACTCTGGAAAAGAAAATAGCGCACGGCGGGCATCCTGTCCTGCGCTGGATGGCAGACAACATCTTCATTCGTACCGACCCTGCGGGCAACATCAAGGCGGACAAGGAGAAGTCCACAGAGAAGATTGACGGCGTAATTGCGCTCATCATGGCTCTGGATCGTGCGATCCGCTGTGGGAATGATACGTCGGAATCGGTGTACGAGAGTCGAGGCGTATGGGCATTTTAGGGCGATTGTATACGCACATATGGCCTTGCTATTTCTGTGATAGTACGGGAATATACACATACCGAAAGGGAAAACCGAAGAACCAAGAAACGGAGGAAAAGAAAATGAACAAGCAGGAAATCGCCAAGGTCATCGAGAGCAAGGCTGCCGAGTATGGACTCAAGCTGCAGGAAAACACGATGGGCTGGGCAAACGAGAGCAACCACGACAGCTACATCCGCATCGAGGTTCGCAAAGAGAGGGATTATGACAAGACGGATTGGGAAGCCCGCAAGGTTTTCTGGGACATCAAAGCCAATGCCGGCATTTGCCAGATGGGCGGAAATCCAACGCCGGAGGAACTTTTGAAAGCCGCCGACGAGATTGCGCGGGGCGCGAAATTCACAGCCGACATCAACAGCATGGAGCTTTCCTGCATCGAAATCTTCTAAGCTGAAACTACGGAGCACCGCTCGAAAGGGCGGTGCTCTTACTCTCATCATCTTCTGTGGCGAGATTTTTTACATACCATTTTTGAAATGGAGGTTTCCATGAACCTATTCAGCAAACTCTTCCGTTCGCGGGACAAGCCCCAGAATCATCTTGGCGGCTTGTCCTTTTTGTTTGGACAGACGGCGGCGGGCAAGGC